ATGGCTGGGAAGTAGGAACCGTTGTGGCTGAAGACCGGGTTAAGCAAGCATTTGAGTCAGACCTTGCTGTAGCTGTCGATGAGTGCCGAATCTTATATGATATGTGGGGCAACTTCCCAGAGGAAGTCCAGGAGATACTAGTAAATATGCTATTTAATCTTGGACGTCCTCGACTTAGTAAGTTTAAAAATATGAGAAAAGCAATTGATAACGAGGACTGGGCTACTGCAGCAGTGGAAGGCAGAGACTCCAGATGGTATAGGCAAGTCGGCAATAGAGCCGAAAGATTGATGACGAGGTTAGAAAATGTTAGCTAGCTTAATCGGACCAGCAACAACCCTATTAGATAAATTTATTGAAGATAAAGATGTAAAAAATAAACTTGCACACGACCTGTCAACTATGGCAGAGAGACACGCACAAGAACTAGCGAAAGGACAGATGGAAGTTAATAAAGCTGAAGCTGCTCATAAGTCTATGTTTGTAGCGGGTTGGAGACCTTTCATAGGTTGGGTTTGTGGTATAGGTTTTCTTTCTAATTTTATTTTAATCCCTATGACCAACTTTGGTCTGGCTGTAGCAGAAGTAGCCATGACCATACCTATGATTGACACGTCACAGATGATGCCAGTGTTGATGGGTATGTTAGGACTGGGCGCAATGCGTACAGTAGAAAAAGTACAAAAAGTATCAAGAGAGAAGTAATATGACCTTATTCGCAAGACTAGATGATCATGTAGCGGAGCAGTGTATTGATGATTGGCCTGAGCACAGGTGGCACTACAGATCATTACAGTGGTTGATAGATCAGAACCACGATAAACTTAAAGACATAACCTTAAACGAGCCACTACTTAAAAGTTTAGAAGAGAGTGGTTTTGTTAATCCTTTTTTAGTAACAGACCTTTGGTATCCCATTTGTGGTAGCCAGAGACTAAGAGCAGCATTGGAACTTCCAGAAAAGGTTAGAGAGTCCACCTTAGTTCAAGTATGTAGATTTAAACAGCCTGTATGGAAACCTTTCTTCCACTGGTATGATAAGGAGGAAGGTTTAAAGTGTACTCAAACATGGTTTCAAATGGCAGAAGTAGCTTTTAAAACTATATATTGTAAAGGACATGACAAGGCAGGAACAGAAATGCTTTACTTCGAAGAGTTTGGAAACGATTTACACTGGGATTGCAGAGATGGAAAAAAGAAATAGTTCTTGACACTTCACCTAAAATTGCGTATAATATCATTTCAATTTTAGGAGAATACCATTAACCTTTTTTATCTTGACCAAGATCTCGACAAGTGTGCAGAATATCATGTTGACAAACACGTCAACAAGATGATTCTCGAAGCAGCTCAGCTTATCTGTACTAACCTCTGGATAGATCATCTATTCGGATATGTACCTAGACTTATTACTAAAGAAGAGAATGCTGTTCTTCAGACAACTCGTAAAGAGCAAAAAGAATTACCTATGGAAGATCGTCTTTTTCCATACCTTCCTACAATGCAGAACCACCCATCTTGTGTATGGGTGCGTTCTTCGTTGGAAAACTTTTATTGGACACACTGCTACGCCAACGCACTTGGCAGTGAGGCACATTATCGTTATGGCAGTACACATAAAAGCCTCACAATGATTAACAACCTTCCAGACCCTCAACATATTGAAGACCACGGGTTCACTACCTTTGCTCTTGCTATGACTGAGGAGTTGAAAGATGACGACAACCCTATACAAGCATATCGTAACTTCTATATGCTAGACAAAGCTACCTTCGCTGAGTGGAAACACAGAGACAAACCACATTGGTGGGATGAGGAGTTAGCAGACTATGACAACAGGATTTCAGGACAATGAGACCAAACCAACCACAAGTAGAACTTGTTTCAACTTCTTCGCCAGATCTTATAGCAGATATTGCATATATGGCAAGAGTATCAAACCCTAGTAACCAGAATAATGACAAGACTTCTCATAAGCTAGTACAGTATCTGATGAAGCACAAACACTGGTCGCCTTTCGAGATGGCAGGTATTACGCTAGAAATTAATACTACTCGTGATATTGCTCACCAGATAGTACGACACCGTAGTTTTGCGTTTCAAGAATTTAGCCAAAGGTATGCAGACCCTAAAGAGATGGGCTATCCCTATGAGCTTCGAGAAGCCAGACTACAAGATACTAAGAACAGACAGAATAGTATACAAACTGAAGATGAACTGCTACAGCAACATTGGGTACAACAACAGAAGAAAGTTCTTGATTCAGCGACCTCAGCATATAGCTGGGCTATAGAAAACGGAATTGCAAAAGAACAGGCAAGAGCAGTATTGCCAGAAGGTTTAACAAAAACTAGATTATATATGCACGGTACAGTACGTTCTTGGATTCATTATATTGATGTAAGAACTACACCAGGGACTCAAAAGGAGCATATGGATATTGCTAGGGCTTGTGCCTGTGCGATTTACCCCATGTTCCCTATGATTCAAGAGTTTTGTCATGGCGAAAAGATTAGTTAATAAAGCAGGAAGCGGAGAATTACCAGTGTGGGAAGAAACAGAAGAAGAAAAAAGACCGTTAGATCGGCAAGAAGGTGGCTCGCATTACGATCTACCTATACAACCATTAGAGTATATACACGCAAATGGTTTAGGATACATAGAAGGAAACATAATAAAGTATGCGACTCGTCATTCTTCTAAGAACGGTGCAGAAGACATAAAGAAAATCATTCACTATTGCGAACTACTATTGGAGTTAGAGTATGGCAAGACGAACAGTAAAGAAGAAGGACTACGAGGACTTATCAAACAAGACAATCGAAAGGGTGATAGCACTTCTAAACCCCAGTTCTTCAGCCCAAACTACAACAAAAGCAATAACTAAAAAAGAAGCCTGCGACATTCTAAACATAGCCTATAATACTACTAGGCTTAATAAGATTATCGAGGAGTATCATGACAAAAAAGAGTATACCGCCAAACGTAAGAAGTCTCTACGGGGTCGACCCGCGTCTCAAGCTGAGATTGCGGAGGCTTGCGAGAGTTACTTGCAAGGTGGGACGGTATCGGAGATTTCTAAATCCTTATTTAGAAGCCCTAGTTTTGTAAGAAATCTTCTTGATCGAGTAGGCGTGCCACAGAGGCCTGCGAATAAAGAAGAGAAGTTAGGCTCTCATTACTACCCTGACGATTGTATGTCTGATGACTACAAAGACGGGGAGATTGCGTGGTCGGCAACATACCACTCGGCTGTAGAAGTAAAGAGCAGACTTACCCCTGAGTTTCTGGCAAGCAAGAAAGGTATGACACAGTTTGACTATGAGAAGAAGTATGGATGCCCTGCATATGCGGTTTACATTCGACAGAAGGTTGAAAGTGAAGATACTTTCTTTTCCAATGTGAGCGCAGGCGGTTTCAGTGCTTACGTACCAGCATATGAATTGTGTAAGCTAGAACACTTGAGGCAGTATGGGGTAAGAATTGAAAGGTTATAAAAAATAATTCTTGACGACTTCCTTAAAATTGCGTATAATATCTTTTCAAATTTAGGAGAATACCAAATTGGGAGACCGATTTTATACTCAACAACTTAAAGCTCTGGGTAACTGCCCAGGAAATAAAAACCCTAACAAGAGGACACGAAAAGTGGCTTGGGACGACGATAAAAAAGCACAGGCAGTAAGCCTGTATGAAGAAGCACAACCAACTCCAGAGACCAGTATGGAGATTGTAAAAGATATTGCAGAAGAATTAGACGAGTCACCTAACGGTGTTCGCATGATCTTAACCAAAGCTGGCGTTTATGTTAAGAAAACACCTGCCGCTAAATCTAGTGGAGGCTCTACAGGAGGTAGCACTCGTGTATCCAAGGCAGCAGCCGCGGAAGCATTGATTGCAGCTCTTAATGATGCAGGTCAGGCTGTTGATGAGGAAATCATCGGCAAGTTGACTGGTAAAGCATCTCAATACTTCACCACAGTAATCACTGCGATTAACGAAGGCTAAGTATTCTACCCTGCTAGGTTAGCCTAGCGGGGTATTTTTGTATTCACGAAAAGCACCTAATAGTAAGTATACTCACAATAATTGTTGCTGAAATACTAACAAAGGAGTTACAGTGAAAAAACAAGAACTAGCAAAACTCGTACATGAGTACGGTGATGCGATTATTACTTACCGCAGTGAACAATCCCGCAAACTGAAGTACAACGTATGTACTTTGGATTTTTCTACGCCTTACATTCAAACAAAAAAGAATAGAGCGAAAGAGACAGAACAGACTTTACTGTTTTTCTGTTGGGATACTGATTCTTATCGTTTACTACGCCCGTCTAATGTGTCGAGTGTAGTACCTCTATCGTCCATACTAAAGAATGAAGGTAGACGATAGTGGACTTGCATCAAGCACCCGAGGCTTACTCGCGTGTTATACACTATGATGAAGTTAAAGAAATACAGATAAGACTTACTATTAATACCTTTAGAGGTATTGAGTATATGCACTTACGCAAATACTACATGGATTTTGATGAAGAGTGGAAGCCTACTCCAGAAGGTGTGGCTATGCCACTAGACTTAACAAACTCTCGAGAAATGTTCGCAGGTTTAGTTGAAATACTATCCTTAGCTGAGTCAAAGACTTTAGTAGAAGAATGTTTCGGAGACCTTATCAAAGGTTTATACGATGACAACCATATCAGCTGATTATAAGAAACAACTACAGCAGATGCATCAAGAGCAAGATTCTTGGGGTACCACTGCAGAAATAGCCGGTGCGTCTAGCGTGCTACGTATAGCCCAAGAAAACAACCTAACAGATGTATTAGACTATGGTTGTGGTAAGGGATATCTAAAACAAGGCCTGACAGGTTTAGGTGTTAAAGAGTATGATCCCGGAATACCTGGAAAGGACGAAGTACCCGCACCTCGCGAGCTCGTAGCTTGTATAGATGTACTAGAGCATATAGAACCTGAGTATATTGATGCTGTACTACAAGACTTAGCAAGAGTAACCTTGAAGAAAGGCTTCTTTCTAATATCTTTAATACCTGCACAGGCTATATTACCAGATGGTAGAAATGCTCATATTTTGTTGAAGAGTCCTGAGTGGTGGCACAGCGAGGTGGGTAAGTATTTTAAAGTAGATAATGCTACAGTATTCAGCCTTACGAATCCTCCAACCGCTTACTATGATCTAGAAAAGTACCCTTACCACAGCATACAAATAGAAGTAAGCAACAAGTAAAATAATTCTTGACAATAACCTTAAAATTACGTATAATATCTTTTCAAATTTAGGGAAATAATAAATGCAAGAATTTTTAGATAGAGCAAGTCAACTATACTACGAAGGCACTCCTATTCTTTCAGATGAGGAATTTGACCTTTTAGCTGATAAACATCAGTACAACTCTGTAGGCTACCAAGTTACGGATGCAGTTTCGCATACGTATCAAATGTATTCCTTACAGAAATGTTTCGATATTGACAACGCTCCTTTAGATATTAATGAATGTATTTCTAGCCCTAAGTTAGACGGAGCAGCAGTATCTCTCCTGTACGTAGATGGGAACCTTGAGTTAGCTTTAACTCGTGGTGATGGCCTACAAGGTAGAGATATTACTGATAAAATGGCTCAGCTAGTACCTAACAAACTTGATCGAAGAGGTCGCTTTAAAGACCTCTACTCTGGAGTTGTGCAAATTACTGGCGAGGTCGTAGCTCCAAGTAGTATCCCCAACTCTCGTAACTTCGCTTCGGGGTCGCTTGGACTTAAAGGACTTTCGGGTCTAGACGAGTTCAAAACTAGACCTTTAGTATTTGTAGCTTATGATGCTTATCCTCATGCCGTTCCTACTTATAGTAATGAATTGGGTATTTTGCGTTCTATGGGCTTGAATGTAGTTACGAGTTTCGATCACACAGATTATCCCACAGATGGTATTGTATACCGTTTGAGAGATAGTCGTGATTTTGAAGAGAAGGGTTATACTTCTAAACATCCTCGTGGTGCTTTTGCTCTAAAAGAACAGAAGTCGGGTGTTGAAACCACTCTTGTTGATGTAGTGTGGCAGCTAGGTAAAAGCGGTGTTGTAAGCCCAGTAGCGATCTTAGATCCTGTTGAGGTAGGCGGAGCCACAGTATCTAGAGCCACATTGCACAACATTCAGTATATTCGCGACCTCGATCTTGAGATCGGTTGTAAAGTCGAAATTATACGTTCAGGTGAAATCATACCTCGCGTTGTAAGACGTATAGATTGATTGCTACCTTGAAAAAAATAATTCTTGACAATAATCTTAAAAATGCGTATAATACTTATTCAATTTCAAAGGGAAGACCATGACATTAATCGAAGCACCAAGTAATTGCCCTAGCTGTGATTCAGTCTTAGAAGATGTCAACTTCCTTTTGTATTGTAGAAATCCGCACTGCGGAGAGAAAACTCTGAAGCTCATCGAACACTTCGCCAAGACCTTAAAGATTAAAGGACTCGGTCCTGCCTCTATCAAGAAGTTAGGTATTGTCTCCCTAGAGGAACTTTATACTCTCACACTTGAAGAAGCATCGGAGGGACTTTCATCAGATCGTCTGGCTGTAAAGTTATTAGATGAGCTACAGAACTCAAAAGATGCGACACTAAATGTCTTATTACCAGCATTTAGTATCCCGCTTATCGGCAAAACTGCTTCGGAAAAGCTATCAAAGGTCTGCAAAGATATTGAAGAAATAGACTATGATTTGTGCCGCTCCGCAGGACTTGGTGATAAGGCAAGTACTAACTTGTGTTCTTGGATTGAAGAAGAGTTCTATTTTGTAAGCCTTCTACCCTTTACTTTTAGGTTTAGTCAGCCTCGCGCTGTTCAAGCTACAAAGGGTGTGGTCTGCATTAGTGGTAAACTAAAGAGTTTTAAAACTAAAGCAGAAGCAAACGCTGTACTAGAAGAACTCGGTTACTTAACCAAATCAAGTTTAACAAAAACCGTAACACATTTGGTAAACGAAAGCGGAGTAGAATCCGCAAAAACTAAGAAAGCCAGAGATGCTGGCGTTCAAATTATAGATAATCTATTACATTTTATTGGAGAATAAATAATGGCACTTCCTAAGTGGACAGACGAGCGTACAGACGCTCTTACAACTTTCGTAGGTGATGAATCACCTGTGAGTCAAGCTACCGTTGCAGAAGCAGCAGGTAACTTGGAAACTTCAACCCGTTCAGTTTCTAGCAAACTGCGTAAAATGGGCTTTGAAGTAGAACTAGCTTCAGCAGCGGCAAGCCGTGCGTTTACTGATGCTCAAGAAGCTACCCTTGCTTCGTTCGTTGCTGATAACAGCGGACAATATACTTATGCAGATATCGCAGGTCTTTTCGAAGATGGCGCGTTCTCTCCTAAGTCTATTCAAGGTAAAATCCTATCAATGGAACTTACTAGCCACGTTAAGCCAGCCCCTAAGGTTGAAGCTGTACGTACTTATAGCCCAAGCGAAGAGCAGACTTTCGTAGGCCTCGTCCAAGACGGTGCTTTCGTAGAAGCTATCGCTGAAGCTCTAGGTCGCTCAGTAAATTCAGTACGTGGTAAGGCTCTGAGCCTGTTGCGTTCTGGCGACATTGATGCGATTCCTCGTCAAGAAACTACTAAAGGCGCTTCTAAAGAAGATCCTTTAGCTAACTTGTCAGTCGGCGACATGACTGTTGAAGCAATTGCTGAGTCAATTGGTAAAACTGCTCGTGGCGTAAAGACTATGCTAACTCGTCGTGGCTTAACTGCTTCTGACTATGATGGCGCGGCTAAGAAAGAAAAAGCATCAGCTTAATCTAACTTAGCATTATCAAGGGTAGGCTCTTCGGGGTCTACCCGCATCTTTAAACTTGGGAGGGTTTTAATTGAATATCGCATCGGCTCTAATAAAGCAAGTGCTCGCACTACAGGACTTTCAGACCTGGAGTGTTACGCATAAGCATTACTTGCCAAGTGAGTATCATAGTCTGCATAAGATTATTGATAAGCACTGCGAGACTTTTCATAAAATGCCCACAGTTGAAGATTTGAAGTATGAAATTCGTGACTCTGGTACTCGTGAAAAACTTTTTGCGATTGAAGCTGTCGAGGTCGATGCCGATCCTGATATGCTTCTTCAGTATCTGAAGAACGAATATACTCAAAAAGAAATTCTGGACTCGCTAGAAGATTATGTTGAGAATTCTGTAGCATTCGAGGATGCTCAGGAATCTGTAAACCACCTTCACCAAATTGTCTTAGACATTGAGGATAAGGTAGATCTCGAAGACCCACAGGAAAGTATGCAACGTATTGACCTGTTCGAGCCAGAAGAAGATTTAGCTAAATACATGAAGTTCGGACTCAATGATGAGTACGATCATGAAATCCAGTTCTCTCCTAGAGATTTGGTTATGGTCGGTGGACGACGTGGTGCAGGTAAATCTGTTATTTGTGCAAACATTGCTAACAATGTTTATGCTTCAGGTAAGTCGGCTATCTATTTCACTATTGAGATGGATAGTCGTTCTATCCTCCAGAGGTGTTGTTCTATTGCTACTGAAATCCCTTTTTCGCGTTTGCGTACTCAGAACTTAAATGTTACCGAGTGGGAAAAAGTAGCTGAATGGTGGGCATCTCGTTATGTTGATGGACAAGAACGTTTGAAGGAGTATAGGGAACATCGTGACTTTGACAAGTTACATAGTGTGCTAAAGAATAACTGCGAGCTTCTCCCGACTCAGCAGTTAGACGTAGTATATGAACCATCCTTGACATTATCCAAGATTCGTGCTGAGCTTGACAAAAAAGTTAAGTCTCTGAATGTTGGTGTCATTATTGTTGACTATATTAATCAGGTAAAACGCTCGAGTCTACCCTCTCGTGGAGGGCAGTATGACTGGACAGAACAAATCGAAGTAAGTAAAGCATTGAAGTCTATGGCTCAAGAATATGATTGCACTGTATTCTCCCCATATCAAACAGACGCTAGTGGAGAAGCTAGATTCGCTAAAGGTATCCTTGATGCGGCAGATGCCGCTTACACGTTAGAAACGTGGGATCATGAAGATGCTTGTATTACACTCAACTGTGTAAAAATGCGATCAGCCTCTATGAAGTCATTCACATCAGAAGTAGACTGGGACAGCTTGAAGATTGGCCCTGAGTCTGCACTCACTCCCCAAGAAAGAGAAGATTCTTCACACAAAACAGGTGAAGACATTGATGATATCTAAAAATAGTTCTTGACATCTTAGCTTCTTTTGCGTATAATATACGGATAAATAAGAGGAGAGAAGCAAATGGCACTTACATTCGGCAGTTTACGACACACAGCTTCAGGTAGAAAGCGTAAGCCTTTGCCTAAGTCTAAGTCTTACACCCCCAAGTTTGAACCCTTGCAGGTTTCCAGTACATATCGTAGAGATACTGTAGAGTATAAATCTGCAGATAGTGGTGTAGGTACATGTACAGCTCCTGATCGTAGTTATACAGAAGATGCAACGTTCACAGTAGCACCTGCCTATAACAAGGGTGCTTATCAAGTAATTAGTAAAGAAAACATTAAGGATATCGGACGTTGACAGTAGAAGAGCTATTAACCAGTAAAGATGTTTATTTTATACCCAAAGGTGCAGATGCGTTAGTACGCTGTCTCAATCCTGAGCATGATGATAGAAATCCTAGTATGCGTATTGATCGTATTACTGGAGTATTTCAGTGCTTTTCCTGTGGGCATAAAGGAAACCTTTTTACTCATTTCGGCGAAAAGGCAAATCAACTACAACTTAGACGAGAACTACTAAAAAAGACTATTAAAGCTAAGAGGTCTGAGTCGGTTGGTTTGTCTTTTCCTCGGAATATTGTCCCTTACGTGGGCAACTGGAGAGACATTAAGCCTGAAACATATAAGAAGTTTGAAGCATTTCAACACCATGATGCTGATCATATCGGTAGGATTGTGTTTCCTGTAAGAGATATATCTGGTCGTATAGTAGCATTCAATGGTCGTCATACCACAGGTGGAACGCCTAAGTATATGATCTCGCCTGCGGGTGCGAAGATGCCTCTATTCCCTGTAGTAGAGCCGATACAAGGTTCTGTTGTACTAGTAGAAGGTATCTATGATATGATTAATTTGCATGATAAAGGAATGGATAATGCAATTTGTTGCTTTGGCACAAAGAACATTAATGAGGATAAATTACGTATGCTTTCTATACAAGGCGTAGATGAAGTAATTGTATTCTTTGATGGAGATGAGGCAGGACAGAACGCCTCCAAAGAAGTTCAAGAGATGGCTGAGCGAGTAGGCTTAGCTAGTAGAAATGTGAGCCTCAAGGATCGTGATCCAGGAGCTTTACCCTTACAAACAGTACAGAAACTAAAGAGTAAATTATATGCCTAAAGTTGCATTAGTAGAAACTAAGAAAAGTAGAACCAATTATAAGAAAGAGTTTGATGGAGAGTTTGAGTTTGATCAATATCAGCTTTGCTCTGACCCTACTCTTAAAAAAGTATTAAAACGAGACTGCGACATCGAGATTGATGTAGATGCATATGACTGGCTAATACTTGTGGGAAGTGATGCTCTTAAATACTTCACCCCCATTAATTCAGTTACAGAATATTCTGGTAAGAAAGTAGAAGAGAAGTTCTTACCTGTCATTAACCCTGCCATGCTTGCTTTCAAGCCAGAGGCTAAAAGAACATGGGAAGATTCAAAAGCAAGTATCATTGGATACATCAAAGGCGAAATAGAAGATACGGTTATTACCGAGTACAACGCTTGGGGTATTCAAGATACAGAGGAAGCCAACGCTTTCTTTCAAGCAGCTATCGACGCTCCTAGCCCTTATATTGCACTCGATTCGGAGACTACAGGACTATACCCACGCGATGGGCATATGCTTGGTCTATCGCTATCTTATGAGCAGGATC